AGTTGCAAAACATCATCGCTGCCAGAGAAAATCAACTGTCAGAAGCCATCAAACTCGGCAGGAAAGCAAAAGTTCTTGTTGAGTCCAAGGAACGTGAAATACGTATCATCCGTGACTCCAATGTGCGTCAAAACACAATGGACGAACTGCTAAATCCTCTTAACGAGGAAAAGCGTGAAGTGATGCGTAATTTACTCGAGAGCGTGCAGACACCCCGTCTGAAGAACGCCTTCGAAAAGTATCTACCAGCCGTATTAGCTGAAGGCAAGTCTGTGAAAGCCCGCCAGGTAATTTCAGAAAATGTGTCAGAAGTCACTGGTAATAAAACTGCCCATCGCACAGACGAAGACAGTGCTGACAACAGCAATGTTATCGCCATCAAGCGTCTGGCAGGGCTGTAATTTTTTAACTAAGGAGACTTAAATGTCACAAACTCTATTAGAAGGCCGTTGGAATGAAACCAAGGATGCCCTTCTTGAAGGCCTAAAAGGCAACAAGCGTACAAGTATGAGCGTGATCCTCGAGAACACACGCAAGTATTTGAAAGAAAATGCAAGCAGTGGGTCAACCGGATCCGGTAATATCGCCACACTTAACCGTGTGATTCTGCCAGTGATCCGTCGTGTGATGCCAACCGTTATTGCTAACGAATTGGTGGGTGTTCAGCCCATGACTGGTCCAGTTGGTCAGATCCACACCCTGCGTGTGCGTTATGCCAACACAATGACTGACAACAGCACTGCTGCCACAAGCACTGCTGCTGGCCAGGAAGCATTGAGCCCATTCTTGATTGCTCAGGCATATTCTTCAGCATCTAGCGTTACCGCTGGTATCGTTGATCCAACACAGAATATCTACACTGGTGCTAACACAAGCGTACTTGAAGGTTCCGGTGGTCGTCAGATCTCTGTGCAAATCTTGAAGCAAGCTGTTGAAGCCAAGACCCGTAAGCTGCAAGCTCGTTGGACTTTTGAAGCTGCTCAAGACGCTCAAGCAATGCATGGTATCGACGTAGAAGCCGAAATTATGGCTGCTTTGGCTCAAGAAATCACAGCTGAAATTGATCAGGAAATCTTGTTGAGCCTGCGCTCATTGGCTACTACTGAGTTCACATACAACCAAGCTACCGTTTCAGGTACAGCTACATTCGTTGGTGACGAACACGCCGCTCTGGCAGTTCTGATCAACCGTGTTTCTAACCTGATTGCTCAACGCACTCGTCGTGGCGCTGGTAACTACGCAGTTGTATCTTCAGCAAGTTTGACCGTTCTGCAAAGTGCTACCACTAGTGCATTCGCTCGTACCACAGAAGGCACATTCGAAGCACCTACCAACACCAAGTTTGTTGGTACACTGAACGGAGCAATGCGTGTGTTTGTTGACAGTTATGCCAGCGATACCACTCCTGTGCTGGTTGGTTACAAAGGTAGTTCAGAAGCTGACGCTCCTGCTTTCTACTGCCCATATATCCCCTTGATGAGTTCAGGTGTTGTACTGGATCCGACCACATTCGAACCAGTCGTGTCATTCATGACACGTTATGGTTTCATCGAATTGACAAATACCGCAAGCAGCTTCGGCAATGCGGGCGATTATGTGGGAGAGATCGCCGTGAGTAATTTGAGCTTCAGCTGATTTACATTCCATTTATTTGGACAACAAAAACGCCCTTCGGGGCGTTTTTTATTGACTTTTTTCTTTAAAAATGTTATATTGAACAGGTAATATTGCACTCTCAAACTAAATAACAACATGCAACCTTACACCTATCTAATCAAATACCGGCCAACTGGTAAAGTATACTATGGATTTCGTTCTGCAAACAAAGTAGATCCGCACCAAGATCTTTGGAAACATTATTTCACAAGTAGTCCAAGTGTTCACAAACTAATAGAGGAATCCGGTGTAGATAGTTTTGATGTAGAAATAAGAAAAACATTTGAAACAAAAGAACAAGCAGTGTCTTGGGAGACTCGTGTGTTACGCCGTTGTAAAGTATTACACAATGATAATTGGCTGAATCAGAATGTAGCAGGATATATTGTACCCACTGAAGAAAGTCGAAAAAAGATTAGCGATTTCCACAAAGATAAACCCAAAAGTGAAGAACATAAAAAAAATCTAAGTGTATCACAAAAAGGAAAAGCAAAAAACTACATTCAAACAGAAGAACATCGCCGTAAAAATTCAGAAGCAAATAGTGGAAAAAATAATCCTATGTACGGTCCTTGTTCGGCTGAAAGAGCGGCAAACATAAGTGCTGCTAAAAAAGGTAAATCTGCTGCAAACAAAGGTGTGCCAATGAGTGCAGAACAAAAACAAAAGCTTAGTGAAAGAATGATTGGCCGTAAAGTTGATCCAGAAGTGTTGGCTCGCAGAGTAGCATCACAAACTGGATTAAAGCGACTTAAACTCTATTGTGCTCACTGTGATAGACACATATCTCAAGGATGGTATCACCGTCACGGTTCCGCCTGTGCCAGCATAAATACCCCGTAAGCAACAACCTCGGGATGGGAAGTTACACTAAAGCATCTTCGGGTGCTTTTTTGTTGGCTGTTAACTATTGTACTGGTGCCGGTAAATAACGCAAAGAGAACTCTAACCATGGCCACAATCACCACACCCGCTGCTGGCGTATCACCATATCAGGCTGTTGCTGCTGCACCTACTGTGCTACGAGCCAGTGCTGATGGAAGCACGGTAGTGGCCAATGCAGCCGCTGCTGCTACAGTAAGTGATCTTGCAGCAACCAATGCCAACACATTAGTAGTAGTGAGTGGCCAAGCAGCATTAAACAGTTTGATTACCACGAGTCAACCAGGTGTGTTTGACGGTGCCAATGTCACTATCAATCTTGAAGAACAGAACTTCACCACTACCAATCAAGTTACTTCTACTATTAACTCTCCCTCGGGCAGCACAGGAGAGATACAGTACAATTCAGGTGCCAACAGTTTTGCCAGCAGTGCTTTTTTCACATTTACCAGCGGTAATGTTGTGACCCCGGGCATCCGCACTGATGGATATTTCTATGCCAACGGTGCGCCATTCTCGGGCAGCGGTAGTGGTAATTATTCAAATTCAAATGTGTCCAGTTTCTTAGCTGCATTTGGTTCCAATGTTGTGTCGACCACTGGCAACATCACTGCTGGCAACCTAGATGCTGTGAATCTAGTGATCAACCGCATTTCTAACGATGATTCTAGTTTTGTCACAATCGAAGATGGTGTCAATGTGAATGGAGAAATTTCAGCAACCGGCAACATCACTGGCAATTACTTTATTGGCAACGGCAGTCAGTTGACTGGCATAATAGCCAACACCGGCAATGTGACCTTCAGTGGCGAGATAGTGATAGGCACGGGAACAAGCAATCTCATCAGTGGATTGTATCTTGCACCCAGCAGTTCCAGCGCAAATGCCAATATGTACTTGCGAGTGCGGGGCAATATTGTTGACGAACCTACTCACATACACTTTGATACCGGCAACAATGCATACTACAATCAGTTCATTGGCGATGACAACAAATATATACTACTGGCCAACACCGGCAATATAGTGATCAATGCCAACAACAACCTGGGCAACTCTGCACAATGGACCTTTGGCACAGATGGTAATCTATCTGCTCCTGGTAATATTTCTGCCATCAATCTAGTGATCAACAGCATTCGTAGTGATGATTCGACTTTTGTCACAATTGAAGATGGATTGAATGTTACTTCTGGATCAATATCTGCTCCGGAAAATCTATCACTCACTGCCAACGCACAAACCTGGACATTTCGCAATGACGGTATTGGAATAGTTTTACCGTATAGTGCCACAATCAGAGACAATAATAACGGTGCTTTGGCCATTGGCTATCAGGCTGGTTTCTTGACTCAAGGAACCGCAGCGTTGGCTGTTGGCTATCAAGCTGCGCTTTTGGCCCAAGGCAACAACTCAGTGGCCATAGGTAGAAGTGCCGGTGAAACTCAAGGCGAACAAGCTGTAGCAATTGGATTGAATGCTGGCAGATCTCAGGGCAATTACGCTGTGGCCATCGGCAAATTTTCTGCCAACAGCAGTCAAGGTGAATACTCTGTGGCCATTGGCCCCAATGCTGGATTTGCGAATCAATTATCCAATGCTGTATCAATTGGGTCTCAAGCTGGTGCGTCGAGCCAAGGTATCAATTCGGTTGCAGTCGGAGTCAGTGCTGCTTATAATACCCAAGGTAATAATGCAGTAGCCGTTGGCAACTCCGCTGGTTATCTCTTACAAGGCATCAACTCAGTTGCCATTGGAGATAATGCTGGTTTTTCCTATCAAGGCAACTCAGCAGTGGCCATCGGTCAAACAGCCGGTAATAGCACACAAGGTGAGTATTCGGCGGCATTTGGAT